GCTGGTGATGATGCCAGCGAAACTGACGGAATCAGTGCCGGATGTTGTGCCAGTTGTAAACAACTCGAACGTGGCGTCTGCAGGGTCCGAGGCAGTAATAACGTCTTCGATAAACGCTGCTTGACCAGTTGCGTCTGGGTCGTACACCAGTTCAACGGTGCCGGAACCGCTGATCAAGCTGCCGACAAATGAACGAGAAGTGTCACCGTGATCGGTAACGTCTAACGTGTCTTTGGTGATGCTTAGCGTCCAGCTACGGGTTCCAACGATGGTGGCGTTGGAAGATCCAGCAGCGTCGAACTGAACAGCACCTTGTTCACCACGAAGGATGGCCATGGCTGGGCATAAAAGGGTCTATGCCGTGATTCTACTCTGTCTTAGTCGTCATGGGCAATGAAACGCTCTACTTCTTGCCTTTGGGTTTACGACGTTTGTGCTGATAACTTATCTTTTTTGAACCAGTCTTTTCACGCTTAAATCGTGCTTTTTCCGCAGCTGACATCTCTCCTGTTGTCTTAGGGGTCTTGGCAGATACGCGCTTTGATGGGCGGCACGCCGGATAAGCTCTGTCTTCGCCTTTGGAGCGTCCACAAGGCTTTCCGGTCTTTACATCGACCCATTTCTCGTCAAACCAGCGACTAAGCCCACCCTTGGGCTTGCTGGTCTTACTTGGTTTTTTTGGCTTTTTTCGTTCCGCCATTACTCACTTTTCGGTAGGTGCCGCCACGCTTCTTATATTCCCGCACCAGCCAAGCATTGGCATAGGCGCTGGGATATACAGCGAATTTACGCTTAGCAGCCGCTTTGACACGGCTATAAAGCGCCTTATCCGTGGGCTCGTTTCTAGTTGCCACAGGTGCAACGCATCTTCTTAGAGCCCTTTTTTACGGCCTTTTTCTTCTTAGGTGGACGGCCCTTTTGTGTGCCGTAAGTTCCGGGACCTTGGGGCATGATGGGGATCATCTTTGGTCTAGTCTAGCCTTTCGTGCCAATCAATAGCCACCTTGAAGTGCCCAAAGTGCGGATCGTTTCGCGTGCGTGTCGTTACAACCAAAAGAACTGTTGATGGACCGTACGAAATAGTGCGTCGTAGACGCTGCACTAGCTGTGACTTTCGCTGGTACACCGCACAAGCGCCGGAAGTAATAGTTGACTCGGACGTTATGACTTGGGTGGGGGATGAGATCAAACTGAAAATTCATCCGTTATTTGGTTTACCTAGCGAATTTGAAGTGGCATCGACGGATCCAGGGCTTGCTTAGTACAGCCGATACGAAGTTGCGCCCATTGTTTCTGGTTTTGCCAAGTTGAATTGTTGTAAAACTAAATAGCCGAATGCGTCGAATGCGTGGTCTACTCCAAGGTTTTTGTTGGGTAGGCCCGTTCCAGGGGCATAGGTGAGTGTGCGTAGGGATTTGATTAGGTGTTTGCAGCGTGGGTGAATTACTGTTCTTTGCGCTCCAGAGGCATCCATTAGGGCTGTGTTTACGGCTGTGATTTTGTCGCGGATTTTCCAGGGTGCGCGGGGTGTTTGGACGGTGAAGCCGCTGCGGCGCAGGATTGCGTGGTCTGTTACGCCTACTCCGCTGGTTTTTCGTGCGCCGCCTGTTGGGTCGGGGCACGCGATTATGCGACGGTCCACGCCATAGCGGCGAGTTACTTCTTCTGCGAAGTCCCAGGTGGTTGCTCCGCCTGTGAGCATTATTTCGTCGAATACGTACAGGGTTTCGCCGTCTTTTACGGCGCAGATGCCAGACATTGGGTCAACGTTGAAGTCAACGCCGAGGAGAATTGGTTGGATTGAGATGTCTTTGGCGTTCGGGGATATGTTTTCGTCGGAGAAGCTGACTGCTACGAGGCCGCTGAGGTTCTCGAAGGAGGCTTCAAATTCTTGGCGGAATGTGCGGGGGTCTAGTTGGGCGCGGGCTGCTTCGATTTCGTCGGCTGGAACGTTGCCCCCTTCGATGGTTGTGTAGCACCAGCGCTGCCATTCTTTGGTTGGGTCGTCTTCGCAGTAGCACCAAAGGTCGTAAAACCAGCTAGCGGTGCCGTCTGGGGTGGAAATGAAGAGTGCCCAGCCTTGTTTGTCTGCCAGGGCGGGGCGAATGACCTCGAACCAGACCTCAGCGTCCATAAATGCGGCTTCGTCTAGGACTACTCCTGATAAAGAGCGTCCGCGAAGTGCCATTGCGTTCTCTGTGCCCTTTAATTCGATGGTGGAACCGTTTACTAGCTCCAATTTGAGGTCGGTTTCGTTCTTACTTTTGATCCACGGCTTAGGAACAAGCTTTTTGAGCACTTTCCAGGCAATATCCTTCGCCATCCGGTATGTGGGGGCGCAATAAAAGAAGGTTTCGCCGGGGTTATTGATCGCTCCACGCAATAGTTCGACGCAGGAAAGGTAGGACTTACCGAAACGGCGGCCTGCAACGAGGACACGGAATCTGCGGTCGCTAGTAAACACTTGGCCTTGAGCCCAGCGAAGACTAAGTGGGGGTGCGTTTTGTATGGCCATGGGTAATACATTAGCTGCTTTTTCAACCCCTACCCCCGGGGTGTGCTACAGTGCAAATAATCTGGTATGTATCAGTAAGTTCCCCGCGCTTAGGTACAGATGTACTACTTTGCAACCCTACCCCCCTGTGACAGTTGCACCGACTGGCACACAGTACAAATTTACTAGAAAAATTTGCAAAAAATGAAAACTTTGCGTGTGACAGCTGACAGAGTAGCACAGTAGCTCTAGACATATTTAGTAGGCTCTGCTAAAATATATTTAGCAACACACAGTTGCTAACATTTACTCACCCAAAGTAATGATGACTAAGTTCTTTCTTTTCTCTGCAGTCTCTGCCTGTTTGTTTACACTTTTGGGAGGCTACATGTTCAACTCTCAAAATGAATTAGCATACACAAATTGCATGGACAAAAACTCAAACAACAGCTACTGCAAAGTGTTAGTCTGGGGTCGTTGAGTTACTAACAACAACCTCCGCAAAGTTAACTATACTTTGTGGGGGTATTTTTGTGGCTACAATGTTATAGTACACATGTATTGTAACTAGAACCTTGACAATCTATTGAGATTGATTCTCGTTTTCAATTCGGATGTCAAGCGTTGGCACCTGCAACGCCAACTGCTCCGGTGCGGCTTCGCCTATCACGCGCCCCATGTCGCCCAAGAGCGTCGCCACGGTTTGATAGTGGCCGCGCTTAAGGGCCCGTTGCACCGTCGCAAGACGTAAAGCTTGCAATTGGTTCAGTAATTCTTCCCGTGTGCCTTGTTGTTCCTCCTTCAGCAGCTCCATAGCGCGGCGATAGTCTTCGTGGCCTGTTCTTATGGAGGTATTGAAGCGAGACGCCAATTTTTCGCAGATCTGGATTCTCGTTCCACCTTCCAAAATGTAGGAGTAGGCAGCCTGTGCCCTTTCTTCTACGCGATGCGCTGCTCCCTTGCCCTTGCGCCATCGCTTGGACTCGTCATCGGCCACGCTCGTCTTCTTCTCTTCGGTGTTGTTATCAGCCACAGGCTGGAAATCGTGGAGCTTCACTAATACTAACCGAAGCCGTGAGAACTGCTAACCGTTCCAGGGCTTGACATATGCTCTCTAATCTGTGCTACACTAAGCAAGTTCCCAACAAGGTCCACCCATGACCCTTTCAGACGAAGCCCGCGAGCTGGAGCTTTACGCCACCAACGCGGAGATCTGGTACAAGCCAGTGATTAAAAATCTGAGCAAGCATTACAAGCGGGGCAACTTCTCCCTTGATCTTGCGATCCATTCAATCGAGCGTTACTGCTTGACGCCAGCCGCTAAGCAGTACCACCGCGAAAACGGTTCCATGTCTAGTGCATGGCATCACACATTCCCTAAACCCGTTCGCTTAGAAGCTGCGGAAGTCATCGCCCGCATGTGGGCTGCTGAGTTCAAGCTCGGCAACTTCTGGAACTAAGCGTCCAACTTTCCAAAAAATCCTATTTACGTTCCACCCATGAACCACACATTCCGCACCGAACACGTGCACACATTCACAGACGTTCCACGGCTTGAAATCAACCGATGGCAAGTAACCAGCCACGACAGCTGGGACACCGAAGACCGAACCACGGTCCAGCTCGGCTGTGAGTTTGGCGCTGTCCCTAACGCCGTCGTTGACTTCCTAGCCCAGCTCCATGGTCACCCATACCGGACCAAGGAAGACATCGAACTGCTGCAACGCTTCGCCGGTGCCATGGGCCTGGACTATCCACACGAGCCAGGACTTAGCGAATAATGGCAACGCAAGTAGAAATCCAACACCGTCTCAGCTACGCCCGCGCAATGCTTGAGCGTGGCGTCCCAGCTGCTTCGGTAGCCACGATGATCTCGGCCCGTTACTTCGTTTCACGGTCCACGGCTTATACCGACATAACTGCGGCAGAGCAAGAGATCCAGCTGTCCGATGACGGACCAGGGTTAGACGAATGTCCTTGTGATCCTGCCGCGATGTTGGCAATGCTCCAGCACCGTTTCGACATAGCCGTGGCAAAAGGTGAAAACAAGGAAGTCTGTCAGCTCATCAAAGCGATCGACACAGCCAAAAAATGGCAAGGCTACAAACCCCAATCCGTTTCTCCCTTCGCATGACCTACACGTTCCTATCTTCTTTTTATCCGAGCGATAGCGAGGATGTTCCACTCCCTTTTGAGATCTTCACAGATGAAGAACTGGAGGAACTTGAGCAACAGCGCGAGCAAGACGACTGGATACGTTCCATCCCTACTCCTGCAGACCGTAACCCCCGTTTGTCATGACTTATCAATCTGTTGACTTTGAAATGCTGCGTGGGGATCTGGAGTGCTTTTCAGATCGAGATGATGCTGTGCATTTCATCTGTACGCACTACTGGCGATACCTGCACTGCCAGTTGATCCAATACATGGATGAAAACATGTACTACGGCAACGAGTACGACCCAACACCCCAAACGTCCTACGAGTTCTTTCATCGATGAAGCTGAATCGATTCACGCTCCAGGAACTTCACATACTTGCTGATTGCCTGTACTGGGAGCACACCGTTTTTGAAAAGAGTGGCTGGGCTGACTCTGCACGCTCCAGGGAGTTAGCAAAGCTTCAAACCAGGATTCACAAGTACATCGAAACCCACGGTCATCAACAATGAACGAAGCACAAACGCTCCAGCAAAACAAGTTTCCTAATTGGGGACCAAATGAGGTGAGAATCGTAAGTCTTACTTATGTAATAGACGATCCAGGGCTTAGCAGTATTGCAAGCATCAAGAACTGTAGAACTCTTGCAGGTTCGTTGGATGAAGCCGTGAAACGTGCCAGGAGAAAGTACGGACCAGGGCATCTCAATGCTTGGGGTTGTCGTTGTTTACCCCTTAGTGGATGGCTTTTAGGTGGGGGTGAGCTGATGCGTGGCAAGCATGACAAGGACCACCGAGAAAACCTGCGTCGTATGGGGTACTGATTGATGGCTTTTCTATCTGATGTAGGGCGAGAGTTTTTAGCGAACCAGCCAGACGAACCAGGTTTTACCCAAAAGCAACACGATGATTTGATGAAACAGCTTCAGCATTTTGAAAGCTCAAGCCGTCGGGAAGCAATGGCGGAAATGGCTGCTATCGATGGACGTTCCACGGATGCACTAATCAATGAAGCTATCGATGAATGGCTAGCCAGGCACTCAAAAAGTTATTGGCAACGTGAGGCCGAGATACTAGAACATTTGAAAGCCATTAAGGCTCTCAAGTTCCAGTCCTAAGCAAAAGGCCAGGTCATTTGTAGGTCAGCGGCATACACGTCCTCGTCGTTTATATCGATGGGGCGCTCTGCCACGTAGGCGTTGAACAGCTGCTTTAAACGTTCCAGGGACATCCTTAGTGCCTTGGCTTGTTTAGCCACGTTCATCTGTCCCGTGTAGAGACATTCCAGTGCTCTACTTAGTTCTTTAGGGCTTGCTGGGCCGTATAAAGGTTCATTCTCTCTAACCATTGACACTCCGCCCCACGTAATTCTAACTCACTGAGCAACCGAACCTGCGGTGCTCCGCTGCGCCGGGCTACTACAACCGCTCCACACTTAGGCTTTAACCCAGTCAGGTGCTGCAATCCCAGGGAATACGCTCCGGTTTGGCAAATGTAATTAGCCAACATTTCTTCACTGCGAGCGTTAACGCTGGTTTTCCAGTCAGCAACGCAGAGCGTTCCATTTACATCGATTAAAGCGTCAGCCGTTCCAGCCCAGCCGCGTGGGTCATGAATGGAAAATTCGATGGCATGAATGGCCGTTACGTTCTCTCCGATCCAAGTCCGTAGACCTCGGGCGTACCCGGAGGCGCTCCAGGGGAC